AAAGTCTACACGAGTTGGTTGGAAGGTAGAGTTTACATCCATTACATCTTCAATACCTAGCTCACGACTACGGTATCCGTAGCGTGGAGGAAACAGCTGAATCTGAGGAAGTGGTGGACGTACTAAGTCGGTAAGCAAAGCTGCCGGCATAGTTGCGGCTTTAAGAGCGCGGGCCATGAAAGCTTCTTGAGCATTTGCAAATGGCCCCATAAAGTCATAACGAAGTAAAGAAGGGTCTGGGTCCTCATTAGTAATAGGACGACCTTTACTATGGTCATAGACTCCGTCTTGATGATCCATTATTCTCCTCCTAACAAATCTTGTTGCTTGTGTGCCTTTTCATGTGACACCACATCTTTAATAGGAACATCAGCGTTACACTTATCACAAGGAAATGAACCGACACCATTAATGTAGTCTTGTGAGCTTACAGCGTTATTTCCTGGGGAAGTAAGCCTAGCCTTCAAAGCATCAATAGCCTCTTTAGGGTAATAAAGATCATGACGCAAATTACCTTTAGAATCTGGCAAACCTTTTTGTACGCGCTCTACTGGAATTCTGCCAATACGAGTTAAAGAATGAACTGTATCTGGATGTAAGCCGAAGATATCAGCGACTTCTCTATGATTATAGAATCCTTGTTGAGATCTAGCTTCATTCAGTGTAGGGCGCTTACCGGTTCTAGGGCGGCCGCCTTTATTCTTAGGCTGGTCCATGGCGCTTCTTAAACTTATTTTCTAACATACCAATTTTAAGATGAGTACTTAATCCCATCTTAGCTTCCATACCTCGTGAGATCGCCTCATTACACCACGCACATGTATCGCCATGTCCGAAATCTTTATGAGAAGCGTTACCGTTTTTTACATACTCATCGAGATGTTCTTGATCCCAATCAGGATTGTCTGGAAGAAAGTTGTGGTCTTCTTGCATTTACAACCACCTAGGTTTCAAGTGTGTAAAGTTTTGAGCTATGCGGGGATTAAATTCTGCAGGTACGTTTGAAGATATGTTTGCTTTACCGTCATTAACTAGATGTGGTGCGGGAGCTAAATCCATTTTAGGGGCATTTCTCTTACCCATATAGACCACTGCCCCGGACACCTCTTGGGCCTTATAGTTTTTAGATTTGATTCCTCGATCATCTTGAAGATGTTCAGGCCAAAGATACTGAGCCGGATCGATTCTCTCTCCACGGTGAACACCGCGCTGGTATGCGCGTTGATTCTGTCTATTTTTTAATGAATCTAATACTGTGTCGCCAACAGAATAAGGCTTACCCTTATCATCACGACGTGTACGAATTGTTCCGAGATATCCATCTGGATACTCTGCTTGAGGAGCACGTCCAACACCCATGCGAAGAAAGTCCATAGAGCTACGTGGGGTTACGGGAGTTCCGCCACCACCCGTAGTAGTGTACGCTCCGATATAACCGCTAGCACCTAGGTACTGCCAGTTTTGATGTGACGATGACATACTGACAGTATATACGAAAAAGGGGACAAGCACACGGCCTGTCCCCCAAATTCTTTAAATAGTTACTTTGAAACCGTCTTAAGCTTGTCTACAGCGGCCTTAAGTACTGGTCCTAGGACACCAACAAGGGCTGCCCATGCAACCTTCTTAATATCGTGGTTTCCACCTTGGTAGATAGCGACACCTGCTGTTGCTACAGCGATGACGTAGTGCTCTACTAGGGTCTTTGTCTTTGCGTTCATTATATCCTCTTTTCAAGGGCCTCTTTGTGCCCCTATTAAATATTGTACCAGATTTTAAGGTTACTCGCTAACCTCGAGGTTATTTACATAAGGGGTGATAACATGAGAATCTGCGGACACGTTAGGCTTAGCAGTATTAGTTGTTGGGACGGCTGAACCAGCTAGGAGTGTGGACGCTACCGCTACAAGATGTTTTGGATCTGTAGGGTAACCCATTGCTGCCCATGTAGTCATACCTGCTGATCCAGATATGCCCATAGTAACTGGATTAGTCAAGTTAAGCTTGACCCCCATTATTTTTTAGCCTCTGCCACCAATGCGGCATAAGTTACTGGGCCTACAATACCGTCTGCTTTACCTAAAGATGGGTTTTTCTTTTGGTACGCAACAACAGCAGCTTCAGTAGCTGCGTCAAATGTACTATCTGCAACAGTTAGTAGCTTTAACTTAAAAAGACCTTGTTCAATAACAAATACTGCTTGATTCTTTGCGCCGATTACAAAGCTCTTTGTTCCTGGAAAAGCAGGTGCGCTGATCGTTGTAGTAGGTTTAGTAGTTGCTGGAGTTGAGTTACTATTAATAACAGCTGCCCCACCACCACCTAAAGCAGTAGCACCAGCTACAGTTCCGGCAACTTTTTTATTTTGTGATAAAGAAGATGCAGGCTTTGTGGTAACAGGGTACTTAGGACGAACAATAGCCATAACATTTAGATAAGGACGGTGACGTAACCAAACGCCATCGCCATTTGCTTGGCTTCCCATCTTATGATCAGCACTGGTATTGCCCTCAACTGTTGTAATACCGTCTTTAGATGCCGCAACAATTATGCCCACATGCTCTGCTGTGTGACCTGACCAGCTAAAAAATACTATATCTCCTGGTTGTCCCGCATATTTATCTACAACCTGACCTTTTTTCTGAAACCAAGATAGACCTTCTGGGCAATAAGAAAATCCTTTTGAGGTAGCTGCCGCAACAATAGAGCTTAATCCTGCTTGTGCAAAACACCATGAAACGAACATTGCGCAATACGGCTCATGATTCATTCCGTACCAGACACCGTACTTATTATCATTATTAGGGCCCTCAACAAAGCCTACTTCTTTACGTGCAAAACTTACTACATCTAAACCGCTGCTCACTGATACACCAATCTCTCTGCTAGATCTCCTGGAGTTACTAAATCATCTTTCTTATTTATAAGAGTTAACCCTACTTCGCGGTAGCAATGGGATACAAGCTCTGAACAAAACCATCCGTTTTGTAAAGCAAGTCTCTTCCAAAATACATTTGGACGTATGAATCTTAAACCAATTATACGGAAGAATAGAGCGGCAATATCTATAAAGGCGTAAGGTTTGCCCACTTCTTTTAACGCTAAATCGACAATAGAATCGCGCTGTGCTTTAGTCAACGTTTCGTGGTGGTTCCAGGCAATGTTTGGGTACTTATTTGCTGGACTAATAGCCACTCCGGTAGGGTTTGCTTCTACAATGACCCCATCACCCACATGGATAAAAGCATGGTTCCAACGAGAGGCTGTGCCAATTCTAATAAGCTTACCGATAATCCCACTAGTCTTTACTACGCCAAAATCTCCAGGGCGGGGGGTGTATGTCATGCTAAGCCGTCTTAATACTATGTTCTTGGATATGCTGCTCAAACTTTCCCTCAAGCTTGGAGATATCAGAGCTAATTTCTACTTGATTTTCTCTTAGTTCCTTTACTAAAGGAAGAAGTTGAAGCTTAACAACGTCACTCATAGAGGACCCGCTATTGGGAGTAACCTCGTCCTTAATAATCTTAATATCTTCTAAGCTCTCTTCAATTACATGGTGTATTGCTTTTTTAGCAACAAACCAAATAACGCTACCTATAGCTCCGGTAACAAATACGTATGAATAAATAATAGATGCGAGGTCAGAGGCAGCCACAATATCATCCTTTAACAAAATAAGCCGGCGTATGCACATATTGTGCACTACACCGGCTTATATGTATCGCTAAAGAGGTTACACGTTAGCGTGAATTTCTTGCCCACGATACATGGTTTTACCCTTATGGATGTGTACCTGGTCAAAGTGGAAGCTATCATCGTCCCCATCTTTAAAGAAAATAACGCTTACTCCTTGCTGCCAGTTTTCAAAATACTGTAGTGCTTGCCCCTTGACATCCACACCACCTTTAACAGAGGGAACCGCCCCATCCACTCTACATAGACATCCGGGTGAGAAAGAGACAGACTTGATTGCCTGATCGCGATCAAATACCGTCTTGGATTGTTGTTCCATTCTATGTGTATGGCCGAAAAGAGTGGAGATGTTTGGATTTGAATTTGCGTATTGAGCAGCAGTAGAGCCTGAGGAATTAGCACGGTCGCCATGCATAGCCCTAAGACGCTTATTGATCCAATGCGCAGCAGCTGGATATCCATCTATAAACTCAACCCCTACCTCATCACAACGCAATAGGTTCTGAAGACTCATAACAGGCCAAGAATCTGGCAGGTTAGCTACCTTAAGACCATAAGCAGCTGCAGCATTATTAGTAATAAAACGATTGAGGCGCCTATCATGATTGCCTTCAAGAAGAATAATACGAGCATCAGCCCCAGCTTCAGCACGTTGCTGAGCAAGAAAAAGATGACCACGATCGATAGCAAGCTGAGCAGTATGTGCAAAGTTTTGCTCCTGTTCATATGTTCCGTACATCGGCAAGTCTAGGAAGTCTCCCAGGTTAATCACCTGATCTAGGGGGTGACCATGGTCTAGCCCTACAATCTGCAAAGCCACATCCATAGCAGCCTCATCATGGAACGGATCTAAAGTACCGTCTTCGTACTTACGATACCCAATCTGTGGGTCTGGCAAAGCAACCGCTACTTTCCAATCACTACTGATTAGTGCAGGGGTTCTGACTTTAGGCTGGACTACAGTAGGTGCCGCTTGCTGTACAGGCTGCCACTTAGGGCCTTCGCTCCATTTAGGAGAAAGAATAATCTTAGTGTCATCAGGGTTAGTAGAAAGACTTACCTTACTGATCTTGCCTACATCTTCTGGGGTTAACCCATTAGCTTTAAGCAGCTTATCTATGGAGCTTAAGCCACTGCTGGCTGAGATTTCTGACTTGGCGATATTATAGTTATCTTCTAGTGACATGAACACGACCCATTTCTATGCTCTTTTAGAGAGGTTAGCCCGAATGTTGCTCCTGCTGCTTTATAAATATTAAATAGACTTCTTGTAGAGAAGTCGTCATCATTCAATGATGTTTTAAATGCGGCTAAATCATTTTCAGTTAGTGTGGTAGACCAAGCCCCTACAACACACATTCCCGCCACATAAGGATTTTCTTCTTTTGCTTTAGAATACAAAGCTTCTAAACTCATTGCGCCTCCTTATTTATTTAATAGGGGTTTTTAGGCCCCTATTAAATAGTTTACCACAAATTAGTAAGCAGAGCTAATTCCACTTTCGAATCCGCCACGTTTCATTACTGGAGGAACGATTGGCGCGTTAGCCAATGTTGCTCCTGCAGCTGGATCGTTCTGCTTTACAATGCTTGTAACGATAGTGTGTCCTGCCCCATTACGTTCTGATGCAGACATAGGACGACCTTGACGGTTGACCTTAGTTCCTGCAGCAGTTGGGTCTCCAGCTTGGCGGTTGCCCTTAGGCATTACCTTACCTGAAGCTGGCTTTGCTGATGGTGCTGAGAAGGCTGTGCCTCCACGACCTTCCGCGGAACGACTGTTATTACTTTCAGACGCAATTGCTGCATCCATATCTGACTTTGCCATGTTGGTACCTAACTGTTAGAGGTGAGATCTCATCTCAAATTTTATATTAATTTGCGGTAATTGTAAAGACAATTGCACTAATCTGTCCGTCTCTTGAATCCACAGTAGTGAATCCTGGTCGGCAAGATAGGTTCATACCACGCGGTGCTACATAACCACTTGCAATAGCAATGGCTTTTACCGCCTGGTTCACTGCTGAAGCACCTACTGCACGTAAGCGCACTTCAGGCTTTTCATATAGGGCGTGGGCAATAGCTGAGCCCACTGATTGTGCGTTTGATCCTGCGCCTACGCGTAGGAACTTTTCTTCTGTTGATTCGGTCACGATTTGTAGTCCTTTAGGTTCGATTTTTAGTTCGCCCACCTAGGTCCTACAATACCCTTTAAACGGCCGTCAGTACGCCTATAAGCCCCTAATTCTTAAGGCTCCTACGCAGAAGGTCAACCCATACAGAAGCAGGCATAGTGGCGTACCACTGACCTACATCGGTAGTCCCCTTCTTTTTATGGATAACTACGCCAGTCCAAGCATTATCGTTTTTCATCTCAGTCTCTAGCTCTTTTACCCACCCGGCTAGATCCATCTTTGCGTGGTTCTTAATCTCAATAGTTACGCCTGGGATGCCAGAAACGTCCCCCTTGTCCAGAGTTGCCCCGGCTAATCTCCGGTCAACATATTGGAACCAGCGCGAGAGCCAGGCTACTACAGCACGCTCAGCTCCACTACCTTTTGCTTTTTGTGGGTTACTCATCCCAACTCCTTCTCAACAAGTTCAGCATAAGCATACGCCCAAGCTTTTGCCTCTTCTGAAGGATGAGGGTATTTATAGCGCAGATCATTTGCGATCTGCATACGAATATCGTGTAGCTGTATAGCCACTGTTTTCTCAATTTTCTTAGGACCTTGTAGTCCCAATTCTTCATCTGTAAATAATGATAGTTGTTCCCAGGTCATGTGTTGAACCTCCGTTGTCGTGATCGTAATCCACCATCTGATGTGCGGCGCGTGAGCTCTCGCGAGACTACGTTGGCATCTCTCTCAATGTTTTGAGTTCTAGTCTCAATAATCTTACGAAACGCGTACTTAGTATCATAGTCATAGATAAGTTCTTGAATAGCTTCTGATGCTTGGATCTGTGCTTTTACTAAGGTTACGCGATCACCCTTAGCTCCGGTCCAGTTCTTAAGCAACGCTATAGACTCTGCGTTCTTTAGAGCGCTCTCCGCTTCACGCTCATTAACCACAGCTATGGCAAAGGCACCAGCTAAGTGGTCATTCCACTGAGTATATTGAACGAACAAATCCATAAGACCTTCATCGTCAAGCTCTGTGATGTCTCTAGGAAGAGAAGGAATGCCATATTCAGGCTTAGGGGTAAGTGCAAACCCAAGCTCATTAAGGGCATCTACTACCTTAGTTGAAATACTCACTTGGTCTCCTCTTTAAACGGTGCACAACGCTTACAACCCTTTACAGGATCTAGGTTGCATACAGGCTCGCGATCGTTTTCTACGGCCCAAGCAACATCCCGAGCCTTATCAAAGATCTCAGCTGTGTACTCTGGGTTATATTTTACTACAAATTCTTTATACTCTTGGTTGGCTTTAAGCTCATAGAGAAATACGATCTCTTCTGGTGCGGTCTCTAGCAAGCCTTCTTCTACCATAAGATGACAGAGATGTAGGTAAACTTGCCCCTGCAGCTGGTGAGAACGAAGTGGGGTGCGGATGTTTTTCCACACAACATCTATATCATTGTTGTATTGAGACATTAATGCCGGCATCTCCATACGAATGGTGCCAGTACCAATAGATTTGATTTCAATTAGGCAGTCATCGCCTAAGCCTTTAATCCAACCATCAGCGTGACCTCGCATCATATGCTTATCGCTACGGAGTGGGACTTCTGCATAATCGTATATGCTAGTACCGTTGTTTACTTCAGAACTCAAACCCCAAACAGAGTCATTATCTGTTTCAGAGTACCACTTGCCGTACATAACGCCCATCTCAGAGAACCATGTCTGCCACTTAGCGTGGATAGTATGTCCCTCAGCAAAGATAGATGCTAGGCGAAGAGTAGGCTTGTCCCTAGTCTCAACATAGTTACCTTTGATTGCATGGTACTGAGCCAAAGCACACCACTCTGACTTAATAATGTCTGATGGATGGATATAAGATTGGTCTCGCTCATCAAACGGCTGAGCCAATACATGGCGCTCTAAAGCACCAAGCAACCGGCTATCGCGTTTGTTACTATTTAGAAACGCCTTTAGATCTTTGCTCGGTATTGTCGTCGGTTTTCCCATACTTACCCTCCAGCTCTAGCCATTCATCCAATGTCAAACCTTGTTTGCGCATCTTACGTTCGACAGCATTTCTTTCTCTGTGGGATAACCCACCAAAGATTCCGTGCATCTCTTCGTTAATCAACGCCTCTTTAAGGCACTCTTTACGTACCGGACAAGGTGGTCGCCCATCCTTACCCCAACAGATTGCCTTAGCTTTATCCGCGATAGGTTTGTACAAAGCCTTGTCTCTAGGGGGAAAGAACATCTCTGTATCTTCTCCCTGACACTTGGCGTCATATCTCCAAGCCCATGGCGGGTCGTATTTAGTAGGCACTATTTAATCCTAATCGTTATGGCCCCCCCACAACATTATTATACCGTATACCAGACCATTGACCTCTTACCCTAGTACGTTCCCTATGGCAATTAGCGCACACAATCTCACACTTTCTTATTTCCTCTAAAATTGTCTCTTTAGACAACCGTTTATTTACTAACACCCCTATTGGAAAATATTTTTCAAATTGAGGCAAGTGATCAAAATCCATTACATACGGCGGATATTTAATACCGCAATCTGTACATGGGATATCCTTAAAAGTATCAACCCAATTAGCAAGGTCAGCCCTGCGTTGGCTTTGGTCTTTAAGATGCCAAGATCTACCGTCTTTATTTTCATACCAATCTTTAGTATGAGCATTTGCACAAGTTTTACATCTTTGCGTCAACCCATACTTTCCACGCCTAGCGGGAGAAAAATATTCTCTTGTAGCAGGGAACTCAACCCCACATTTAGTACATTCTTTACTCTTCTTGGATTCCGTTGACTGCTCTTGTAAGCTCATGAAAGTGTGTCTCCTGTATGATTACGTAGTCCTCCCCGTCTAGATGAAAAGCCAGTACTGGCTCTCGGCTATCTAGGATGGCCTCAGTAGTTATTTTCTTTAACACTGAGGATTGTACACTAAAAGACTTCTTTCCTGTCCACTTATGCTCAAAAAGATATAAATTGTTTCTGACATCACCTTTACGAGACCAAAATGCACCGGAGGCGGCACTGCGCTTGCCACCCGCGACCTTCTCTAAACGCTTTTCATGCTTTAGAGATTGCTTTTGTCCTTCACTCTTCATCTGGACTCAACATCAATACTAGAGTTGATTTCAAGGTGTCCATAACCGCAGCGGTTAGTTCTTCCTTAAGATCAACCTCTTCACGGATAGAGTCAATGAGAGCTTGAGATCCTTGCCACTTACGATCATTATAGTACATCCAGCCACCACGACGTTCCACGATACCATTAAGGATGGATAGTGCCACAATCTCTTTGCCTGAGTCATAGCTACCAGCGTCGATTGGGCCTCCATCAGCAAAGTAGAAGTCTAGATAGGCAGTCTGCTGTGGTGGGTAAGTCTTATTTTTAATAGTACGTACACGAATAGTCTGACCTACTCGACGCTTTTCTTGACCAGTACCCACCTCAAGCCACTCGTCACGCTTTACTTCACAACGAATACTATAAGCATAGTCCTTGCCAAGACCACCAGGTGTTGTGCGAGGATCGCCATGCATTACGCCAATCTTCATACGATACTGGTTAATCATCATGCCAAGTACTGGACGTTCGGACTCAATTAAATCCCGCTTAGTAGCCGAAGCTACCTTACGAAAGAACTTATTAGTAATTAAAGCTCCTCGTCCAACGGTGAATTCATCCATTTCTTTCTCGTCCTCTGCCCCAGGAACCAAAGCGGGAAGAGAGTCAATAACGACCATATCAACAGCCTTACTTTCCATGAATTTAATGACCGCTTCATAAGCATCCTCCATATTGTTAGTTTCTACAAGAATGACTCGAGAAGTGTCTACGCCACAAAGCTCAGCGTACTTAGAGTCAAAATCTTCTGCGGCAATCCACACAGCTGTAAAGTCTGGGTCGATCCGCTGGTTGGCAGCGATAGTACGAAGGGCAATAGCTGTCTTACCGTGAGAAGCTTCTCCGATAAGCTCTACCCAACGGTTCATAGCCCAACCTCCCCCAAGAACTACATCGAGAGTCAATGACCCTGATGTAATACGAGGATTAAGAACGACCTCGCTAGCAGCAACAACGGTGTTGGCACCAAGCTTTTTATTAAGTTGAGCCACAACCTTTAATGCATCTGAATTAATTGTCATTGCCATTAACCGATCCTATCTACTATGATGTTTGGATTAAATCCTCCGCCTTGCCCAACTTGTTTAGCCGGTGTGGAAGGACCAGATGCGCTACCGCCTGGCATACCGGCGCCACTACCTGCTTGAGTGATTGGGTACCCGCAGTCATAGCAACGCATACGTTGGGTGCCCATAGGGGCAAAATAATTTCCTGAATAACAGTTAGGACACACATCAGACTTCTTAGCGCTTTGCGCCTTAGTCATTAGCTGATCCGAATTAGGATCGTAATTTACCTGAACATTTGGTTGCTGTGCCGGAGGTGCGTAAGGCACAGGTTGAGAAGGTCCTGTTGGAGGAGTGGCTTGACGAGGAGCAGCAGGTGCTCCCATCTTTCTTGACCACCAATCACTATTCGACATTTGTTTCCACCTTTGATTCTAATAGTCCAAGATTAAATAAAGTTGAGATGCAAGAAATAGACGAGGAGATTGCCACCACTTTAAATAAGCTAGTGATTTTTTCTATATCTATATCTCCTAGAGAATCTAATTCATCATCCTCATCCTCAAAAGAATATGCGGCTGCAGCAATACGTGCAGCCATATCTGAGTGAGAATCAATGAATGGGAAAAGTTTTGAGAATCTTTCTAAACGCTTTTGACTATCAGCGACTTCCATTTCAGCAACCTCATCTGAGATAGGAGGAAGACCCATGGCCTCTGCTATACCTTCTGACGGCTCTAACATAGTGTCATATATGGCTTGACGAATTAAAATAGGTAAAGGAATATGCTTAACCTCTATGCGTTCGCGCTTTCTTTTTCGTTTAAACATTAGTCCTTTGCCTCTCCCCATTTATCTACTATTTTAACATCTGCCAGCATAGGTATAGACAAAGCCTTGATACCTTCCATGGCCTCACGAATAGCGGCTGCAGTCTCCTCTATGATATCTTTTGGCGCTACAGTGACCAGTTCATCATGAATGGTAAGAATCATAGCGGCACCATCAGGAAGTAACCCATCTGCCCTGACCATAGCCAGCTTGATAAGGTCTGCAGCAGACCCTTGAATAACGGTATTAAAGGCTTGACGCTCTGCGCTAGCACGCTTACCCATCTCACGAGAGAGTAAGTCAGGCAGATAACGGCGACGATTCATGTACGTAAGAGCATAAGGAACCGGCCCACGTCTACGAGTTTCAGCCACAACTTGACGCTTATACTTTGAGATAGCAGGGAACTTGCGACCAAAACTATCTAGAAGATCTCGAGCTTCCTTTCCAGATACCCCAATAGATGTAGCGATCTTTTCAGGACCGATACCGTACATCATGCCGAGCACAAGAGTCTTAGCACCGCTACGATCTACACCTACAGTATCTCCAATAGTAGTGTAGATATCCACACCATCTATATAGTTTTGACACAAGACTCGGTCACCGCTAAACGAAGAAAGAATGCGAGGTTCGATCTGAGAATAGTCCGCAACTACAAGCTGATGTCCTTCAGGAGCTACGAAGAGATTACGAATAGCTTTACCATTAATAGTGCGTGGATTAGGAACGTTCTGTAAATTTGGGTTACGACTTGAGAAGCGACCTGTGTCAGCACCATACTGAATGAAGTCAGTATGGATACGGCCTTTCAACAAGAGAGACTTTTTAGCAACAGTCTTGGCTTTGCCAGACGTAGTACGAGTAATGTCTCCGCCCAAGTAAGGAATCACGTAGGTCGTCAGCAACTTATTCAAGTCGGAGTAATTGAGAAGGGCGTCAACCAAAGCATCCTTGCCCTGGAATGCTTTAAGCGCGGGTTCAGACACCGAGTAGTCTGATATAACGGGAGCGATACCGTTTTCGCTATTGCTGACGCCCTTCGGGGTGAGGACACGAGGTCGAATTCCGCGACCACCGTCCTTCTTGGCAGAAAAAAGTAACTTTTGTTTTTCAGGCACACTGTTAATATTAAAAGCTTTGCCAGCTAAACGATAGATGTCAGCCTTGGTGGTCTCTAATTGAAGTTCGAGGTTGGCCTTAAGAATCTTAAGAGCCTCTACATCAATCTCTGCTCCGTGCAGCTCCATCTTAGAGATGACGTGCAGTATGTCCATCTCTAACTTGAAAACACCATGTACGTTGTCAGCCTCAAGTCGAGGCGCGTACTTATTCCAAAGCTTCCAGGTCCATTCAGCATCTAGTGCTGCGTAGGTAGCGACATCATCAAAGGTGTGCGCCTCAATCTGAGCGCCCACGCCCTTAACCATGTTATAATCAAACTCTCTCTTAAGACAATCGTCTAAGCCTAGGTGACGGCTGTTACGAGTATCTAAAATAAAAGCAGCGTTAAGAGTACATGCGTATGGTTGATAAGGAAGCGCACCGATATACTTAGAAACGCTTTGTATATCAAACTTAAGATTGTGACCGATCTTTAAGATGTCACTAAAAAACAATGGCTTCAAGGCCTTAAAAACCTCGCCTGCAGTTAGCTGATCCGGTGCTTCTCCAAAAATCTTTGTGGCTTTGCGCTCATCTTTACTATAATCGCTAGGGCGAAGTGGTAATCCTTTAATCAATCTATCTTGAGCAGAAGGTAGAAGAGGATATTCAGTACGCAAGTACTCACCATTTGGGTGGCCCATAGGAATAACATCTACGCGGTTGTGCGTAGCCATAGCAATCCAAACAACTTGGTTCTGTCGTGGATCTCCACGATGATCTCCCATAGTTTCTACGTCAAATACAAAAGCATCTTGCTTTAAGTAGTAGTCAACTAGAGCAGATAACTGTTCCTCGGTAGTAATAATATTCATTGCGCTCCTGAAGTGAGGTTGGGAAGCCGGTAGAAAGGAGGTTTAAAAACCCGGCTTCCCAACATTAATGGGATAGATTAGTTGCCAGCTGCGATTTCGCGTGCGACGTCAGCAAGCTCTTGCTTTGATGACATGTAAATGGCATCAGAGGTGTAAGGCTTTAGAGTCTTTACGTATTCAGCAGTTGCGAATGGATCGATATCCCAATCTTCAGCGAGATCGCGCTCCTTAACAGGAACGATCGTATGGGTTGTCTTTGTACCTGTACCAGACTTACTTACCGCATAGTACATGTCTGAGCGGTTAAGAGGTCCTGTCTTAGGATCAGAAGCAAGTTTTTCAATTTGCTTGCAAAGACGAATACCAACAGTCATAAGTTCAAGCTGTGGGCCCTCAGGATCTGAGAGATTAAGAACAGTGAAGGCAAACTTCTGTGATGGAACACTGCCTACTGCAATTAGCGGATCGTCTTCACCAATGCTAACAAAGGATTTCTTGCCTGGGCGATTAACCCAGTGTTGCATGAATGACATTGGTTCAGAAGAAATGAACTTGATAAGTTGGAGATCTTCATCAAACTTAAAGTCGGTAGCAAACTTGTTGCTCTTTGCAGAAGCTTGCTTAGCTGCTGCCCAACCGGACTGGATGATGGATGAATTATTAGATGAAACATTCTCATCTTCTTCAATAAACAGATCTGTATCTTCTACAGATGCTGGGGTTGTATATGAATCTACGTTTGGAACGTTAGACTTTGCACGAAGTGATGCTGTTGTGGTCATTAGGTTTTTCCTTAGGTCGATAGGTCGATAGGTCAGTTAACTTCTTGATCGTGAATTTTCTTCCAAGTTTCCATCAACTCAATTGATAGATCTGGATATCGATTCCAATCAATGCGTGGTGCGTCTAATAGCCCTCGAGCCTCAAACGCAGCCACTGTAGCCTCAACAATTGCTTTGCTGTACATTCGCCAACCTGGCTTCTTTACACCATCTACAACTGGTGACTTTAATCTATAAGGTGCGCGTGGTATATATCCTTTGCGTTCCCATAAACGGATAGTCACTAGAGGTCTACCTAGCGCAAGAGAAAAATCCCCTGCACTAAATAATTGTACCACATTTCCGTTAGGTAATGTTTTCACCTGAGGCTTTGAATCCCAGGCCCCTTCTTCTTTTACTTTAGGTTTTTTAGCCTCGGGATTCAGAGGACGACGCTTCTTCTTGGAACCAGGATAGTAATCATCTAGTTCTGCGAGAAGGCGGTCTACTGGATCTAGGCTCATTTTATACAACGCTCACAATGCAGTTCTTTTTTTTGATAGAAAATAATTGGCTTAAGGTTTGCCGAAAAGCTACCGCAACTATCGCAATAGCCTTCTACAGCCCTGCTAGAAAGTTTTCTGTGCTTCACGACTTACTAGGAATGAAGGCGTAAGAGACGGACTTAGGAAACATTGAATCAATCTCTTCTTCTGTAAGAAGACTCTCATATAAGCAAGCCATTACTTCTGCCTCGTCTAGGACAGGCACAAGCTTATAGCAGCGATCTGTAAGACCCTTTTGCTTTAGGATTGCTCGGGCAGTATCCTCATCAAGACGTTGAGATACACGGCGCTGACGTTGTAGAGATTGATAGCCATCTACTTCTTCTGGAAGTGAATACCAGATATGGCCTTTATCATCAGCAGTACCCTCATTGTCTACGAGATCTGAGAGCTCTAACTTAAGTACTGATTGTTCTTTGGTGAGGTCTTCTATGCGACCTCGTAGTGAAACATACTTGCGGACTTTACTTACGATTGAGTTGCCTTCTTTAGGCGCTTCTTTTTCTATAACTTTTGGCATGTTATTTACCCCCCTATTAAATATTGTACCACAAGTTTAGGAGTCTTGCAAACCGTCCTTTACGTACTCTTTTAGAGCAACGATAATAACATCCGTAACAGTACGGCCATCTATTTGAGCCTTGTCTTTGACAGCAGTCCAGAGCTCATCTGATACCCGGATGGTGCGGGTTGGGGTCTTAGGTGCGTTTGGCATAGTAGATATATACTAGACCATAGTTTGTTGTAAGAACGCCTTAAGACTACCTAAATTTAATTCTACTCCTCCGGCATCATTGATACCTTCTCCATCCATGATAGCGTCGGCTACAGAGTTCTTCTGCAACAACATATCGTGCTGACGCTCTTCGATAGAGCCTTCCATTAAGAAGTCTTGGATAACGATCGACGGCCATGTACTAGACGCACGACGTATCCGACCGTTACGTTGTAAAGCCAGGCCAGCGTTCCAAGGAAGATCGTAATTAATGAGAAGGTTAGCTTGAGGAAGATCGACACCGTAACCTCCAGCATCAGAAGAAATAAGGATCCTACAATTTGAATCGGTTTGAAAAGTAACTTTAGCGATTTCTTTGTCTTTAGCATTCAACTCTCCTGTATAGATTTGAGGATTATACGCTTCTAGTTCTCTTTCTAAAAGCTTAACCATGTGGACATAACTTGTAAAAATGACTACCTTGTTCCCGTCATAACTATCTAAGAACTCTGAGACGTACGTCTTAAGAGCGCTAGCCTTAGGGTGAGCCTTAAGATTTCCTAGCTTTCCTGCTTCATCCAGGTCATTAGCATACTTAGATCCATTGTCATTGTCTTTCCGGTATCTACCAGCAGAGTTACTAAGTAAAGCCGGAGCATCGCAAAGCATTCTTAATGCTGTTAGTTTAGACATGATCTTACCCTTGAGTGCATTGGCTGCCTCATCCTGCTTCTCCCCAGAGTAGTGGGAGAAGAGATCAAAAGACGACCCATAATTATCAAGAGCTTGCTCTAAGTCTTGTAAGATTTCACTTGCAATATGATTATAAAGTTTGGCTCCGGCGGAATCAAAAGGTACAAGAATAGGCTCAGCAAAGATAGTATCCGGAAGATAAGGAGCAACATCAGGGTCTTGCTGACGTTTACGGACACTTACCGTGGACATAGTCTTATTAAGCGTGGGCAAATTACGGTAACGCTCTACTCCACCAAAATGATTTCTCACAATAAAGGTTTTATCAAACAAGTCGAACCTACCAAGTACTTTTGAATCTACAAACTGCATAATAGAATATAGTTCTTCCGGCTTACCGTTCTCAATAGGGGTTCCAGTAAGAGCGTATTTGACAGAACTAGTAAGCTTCTTTACATGCTTAGATCGTTTTGATCTAAAGCTTTTTATAGCGGTTGCTTCGTCACAGACGATGAATCCTCGTGAGAGCTTTGATACTTGCTCCCAGTCGTTAACAACTTGCTCGTAGTTAATAATGACATAATCGACAAGCGAATGGCCCCAATCCAACGCCTCTTCATATTGAGATTGTCGTTGTTTTGGTGTTCCATCAATGACCAAAGGGTTTGCAGTGCCATCTGTAAATTTCCTAATCTGTTCTGCCCACTGATACTTTAAAGAAGATAGGCAGATAATGATACCAGGTTCAGTTATTTTTCCAGCACTCTTTAGTTCTTCTAATGCAGCAATAGTTAAGACAGTTTTACCCAGGCCAAGGTCGTAAGCCACGAGCATCTTCTTACGAGATACCATGGCTTCTACGGCCTCAACCTGATAAGGTAAAAGTGTTCCAGTAAACGACATTACTCAGCCTTTGCCCAGCTTCTATGATTCTTGACGTACACTGCCATATATGCTACTGATCCTAGATAGAACCCATATTGTTTAGTCTGAGTGGCGTAGATCAACCACAAGGTTTCATTAAAGAAAAGAACTACCCAACCAAACTTATTCTTGGTACCTACAATGAAAGTACCTGTGATACCGCAAATAGCTAAAATCCAGGACCACATCATATGCGCTGCATCAATCTAGTCTTTACTGCGAACTCTAGGTCCTCTAAAGAGGAGTTGTTATGTATATAAGAGTCGAACTCCCAGTTATCTAAATCGTGCTCTGAGACATGGTCGTTAACGGCGTTTACTCCGGTACGCTCTACACGCCAAATCTGTGCTCCCTGACCGCTTAGGCGGAGAGTAGCAGCCTCATTTTGAAAGCGTACATCTGTAATAACATAGTTGCCGTCTCCTGACATTGTACGAAGAGCTTTAATGATCCAAATACTATCGTCAATAATATTTCTAGCCCCCACACCTAAAACTTGAAGTAGGCGTCGAATCTCAGGATCTTTCTTTGCTTCGTCCCAACCATCCCTATCTACAATATATTTGAGGTCCCAAGGACCGCCATCAAATTCAAAACCTACTATAGGGTTTAATTCATAAAGTAAATCTCGTATAGGATCAGCAAAAGCAACTCGCTCAAAGCCATGATTCTCTACAAGAAACTTAGCTACGGTGTCCTTACCAGACTGTGCATAACCTGCTAATCCTATAATCATTACAACTCCTCCTTTTGAGCATCGCCACACTCTTTGCAGTTTCCGTCAGCATTACAACAATCACAGATAGTTACCCAAGGAATAGACGCATCTAGCATTTCGTCTGTAACTTCAATAGGTGGTTGCCCATTATCTTTACCAACAATAATCGTGCCGTATTCGCTCATCCCAACTCCTTTTCTATGGCTTGGATAGTTTTGCAGGGGTAAAGAACCAACAAGTCTGGGCAACAAGTAAGACACACATCGCCTTCAGGCTTATGCAATTTTACTACCTCACGAAGGGCTACTTTTAGTCTACGAAGTCGTGCAATCTCTATATCTGATGGGTCGTTGACGCTCACGATAGTGAATACTTCTTTGTCTATTAGTGCCAGCAATTCATCGTGTGTCATTTCAACTCCATCACTTTCTCTAGTTGTTCGGTTACATCGGTGTAAGTAGGGCAGGGGAATGGTGGTTCCATACATTGGTTACACCAGCCAGAGACGAGACAACCATCTGAACAGGCTTGATGTTCCACATGCCTCACCAGCACAGCGC